AAACAATCAATAAGCTCGAGATCGAAAACGTGAAACGCGTTAAAGCGGTCAAGATCGAGCCGTCAGCGAAAGGGCTGACAATTGTTGGGGGAAACAATAACCAAGGCAAAACAAGCGTACTCGACGCGATAGCGTGGGCCTTGGGTGGTAACAAGTATAAGCCTTCGCAAGCACAACGCGAGGGATCAACGATTCCCCCAAGTCTTAAAATCACGCTATCAAATGGCCTTATCGTCGAACGCAAGGGCAAGAATAGCGATTTAAAAGTTATTGACCCGAGCGGAAACAAGGCCGGTCAGAAATTGCTTGATAGCTTCGTCGAAGAGCTCGCTCTTGATCTTCCTAAATTTATGGAGATGAATGACAAAGAGAAAGCGACAACGCTCTTACAAATTATCGGTGTCGGAGATCAGCTTGTCCAACTTGAAATGGAAGAGAAGACCAAGTACCAAGAGCGCCACGCAATCGGCGTCATTGCGGACCAGAAAGAGAAGTTCGCCAAAGAGCAGCCGTATTATCCAGACGCTCCGAAAGAACTCGTCTCAATCGCGGACTTAATTCAACAACAACAAGAGATCCTTGGACGAAATGGCGAAAATGCTCGCAAGCGTCAGAATCTAGCGAGAATTGAAAACGACTATCAAGGGGCACTCGCAAACGTTGAGCGTCTGGAAGATATGCTCAAGGAAGCCCGAGAAAAAGAACAAGGACTCGCGCAAGACTTGGATATCGCTCGCAAAGACGCGAAAGATCTGATCGACGAATCAACGCAAGAGATCGAAGACAGTATCGCAAACATTGAGCAGATCAACCTCAAAGTCCGGGCGAATCTTGACAAAGACAAGGCCGAAGAAGACGCGAAGGTTTACCGCGAACAATACCGCGAGTTAGATCTTGTTATCGAAGGAATTCGCAAGCAAAAAACGGACTTGCTCACAAATGCAGACTTACCGCTTCCGGGCTTATCCGTGGACGATGGCGAACTCTTATATCTCGGCCAACGCTGGGATAATATGTCCGGGTCGCAACAATTACAAGTGGCAACAGCTATCGTTCGCAAGCTCAAGCCAGATTGTGGCTTCGTGCTTATTGATAAGTTAGAACAGATGGACCAGATCACACTCGCAGAATTTGGGGCGTGGTTGGAGCAAGAAGGCTTGCAAGCTATCGCGACACGCGTTTCAACGGGCGGAGAGTGCTCCGTTATCATCGAAGACGGTTACAGTATCAAACCCGAGAGCTTTGAAAATGGGCTTCTAAACGGGGCAACAAACGGCGCACAAGAAACAGTCGCGCCAACTTGGCAAAACGGATTTTAATTAAAGAAAGAAGGAAACATCATGAAAAAAACAGAAAAATTTATCGCTATTCGTAGCACAGAAACAGGTCAATATTTAATGAAGTACAAAAGCAATGAAGGAGCTTTTGCATATAGCGCAACTTGGTCGAAAGAGCTGCAAGACGCGGCAACAAATAGCCTAGAATCAGTACAAGATCAAGCGAATAAATTGCAAAAAGTCGCCGAAGCGTTCGGAGGTGAGTTACTTGTCGTAAACGCAACGTATGAGCTTGAAACCCTCGACGGAAACGAACCGAAAGATCTCACAGAAGAGATCGAAGAGGCAAAACGCAAACACTTTGAGAACTTTCTTCGTGGCCTTTTAGCAGATAACGACGAGGAGGACTAAAAAAATGCAAATTACAAGAGGAAGGAAGGCACGGGCTCAGAAAGTCGTGATCTATGGCCCAGAAGGGATCGGAAAGTCTAGCTTTGCGAGTCAATTTCCGGATCCGGTATTCATCGATACGGAAGGGTCAACTGATAATATGGACGTGGCCAGAATGGACAAGCCGACAAGCTGGGCAATGCTCAAGAACGAGATCGCGTTTATTAAGGCGAATCCAGACGCTTGCAAAACGCTAGTCATTGATACGATCGACTGGGCGGAACAGCTCGCGGTCGATTATGTTTGCGCACAGCACCAAAAGAACGGGATCGAAGATTTTGGTTGGGGCAAGGGCTATACATACGTACAAGAAGAGATCGGGCGTCTATTGAATAGCTTGAGTGAGCTAGTGGACAACGGGATCAACGTCGTTTTGACAGCCCACGCACAAATCAAGAAATTTGAACAGCCGGACGAGATGGGATCTTATGACCGATACGAATTAAAGCTCGGGCAAAAGACCAGCTCAAAGACGGCCCCGCTGGTCAAGGAGTGGGCCGATATGGTTCTCTTTGCGAATTATAAAACTATTGTCATGACCACGGACACAGGCAAGAAAAAAGCCCAAGGGGGCGAACGTGTCATGTATACGAACCACCGCCCCGCATGGGACGCGAAGAACCGTCACGGCTTACCAGATCAGCTACCATTTACGTTTGAGAGCGTGGCCCATATCTTCAACGCACCGGCTCCCGCACCAACTGAACAATCGGCACCGGCACCACAACCAGAGCCCCAACCGGCACCAGAGCCACAAAAACAAAACATTAACGAGCAATTGCAAGAGGTCGCCCAAGAGGTGGCTCAAGAAATGGGACGAGCTCCACAAGCTGGACTCTTACCACAAGCGTTGATCGACTTAATGGCTCCGAACAACGTGACCGAAAACGAATTGCAAGAGGTCGCGTATATACGCGGACACTTCCCGATGGGGACACCGATCGAAAACTTTCCGAGCAATTACTGGGATATGATCGTTGCGAATTGGAACGCTACACTGGACGTTATTCAAAACCAAGTCCGGAAAGATCCGGAATTACCCTTCACGGTGTAGATTTTAGGAATTAGAAATCATAGCAAAATATAACAAGGAGTATCTATGAAAGATAAAACTATTAAAATTGATTTGTCTAAAATCGCAAATACAGCCTTACAAGAAAAGGTTGACAAAGAACTTGAAAAAGTCCTTGAGAATATTCTGGACCTCAATACAGAGGCTAAAGCAACCCGTAAGGTAACGATCACACTAACGATGTCAACGGACGATGAGCGTACTGTTGTTAAGACAGGTATGGAAGTTAAATCCACTTTGGCACCACAAAAAGGTGTCGCAACAACTGTCATTGTCGGTCGCGACGACACTGGTAAAATTCACGCTAACGAGCTAAAAAGTGGTATTCCGGGTCAGACTTACTTTGATGATAATGGAGACATGAGAACCGATACTGGTGAACTCATCGAAAAGATTGAAAAACAAAGTACAAATATCATTGATTACAACAAAAAGAAAGCAGGTAACTAACTATGACAGAAAATCTCAAAGAAGCATTATCTTACGCAGTCGAACTAGCGGGTAAAGAAAACAAAATCATTCGTTCAAGAAATGGGAAGGAATATTTTGACGGCAATAAATATAGCTTACAGGAACTTAACCCTTATAAGTACGCACCTATCCTTGAGCTTCAAACACTCAAAAGTCTAGTTGACTATCTCAAGTCAGACAACGATCTCATCAGTGATCGTAAACTTGTAATTGTCGTGGACAGTTTCCGAGAAGTATCTGTATATGACCAAGTTGATTTTGAAAATGGCAAACGCCCTCAGCTTGTGTCTGTAAGAGCATCTGTCCCAGTTATTCCATTCAGCAATTGGCGCGATCAAGAAGAATTTAATATTATGTTGCAGTCTATGTTCATCAATGACGCAGATCGCAATTTGGTCTTGGATTTTGCCAGCCATTAAAAAATCGAAAAAGGCGCAGAAGTACAGGACAATGGCATTAGTCAAATGGCGACGGTTCGCGATGGTGTAGCAAGTCTAGCACAAGCTAAGACTCCAAATCCAGTGACCTTGCGTCCATATCGTACTTTCAATGAAGTAGAGCAGCCTGCTAGTCAATTCGTCTTCCGAATCAACAAATCGGCGAACCTTGCGCTCTTTGAAGCAGATGGCGGTAAATGGAAATTAGAAGCCGTCGAAAGTATCGCGAATTATTTAAAAAATGAACTTGCTAGCAACGAGAAAATTACTATTTTAGCTTAAAGGAGAAAATTATCATGACACAACAACAATACAATAACAATTTTGATCGCGAGTTTGGCTGGGACGACACAATCCAAAAAGACTCAGAATATGTCCTATTACCAGACGGCCTATATTGGTTTACCGTTAAAGAATACGAGCGCGGACGTCACACGCCAAATCCTCAAAATCCCGGCAAGCTCCCAGCTTGTCCTAAAGCGACAGTACACCTTACCGTCGCAGCAAATGAAGGTGAAACAGAGCTTCGTCACAATCTATTCTTACACAGTTCAACCGAGGGAATGTTATCAGCGTTCTTTGGAGCTATTGGACAAAAACGTAAAGGTGAACCGCTTCGCATGGACTGGAACGCGATTATCGGAAAAGTCGGAGTTTGTAAGGTTGGTTCCCGCGAGTACAACGGAAACAAGTACAACGAAGTGAAAGGCATGATTTACGCCGAAGACGTTGACTATACAAAAGTATTGAACGCACAACCGGGACAATACCAACAACAACCAGCGCCACAGTATCAACAACCACAACAACCAGCGCCACAGTATCAACAACCGCAACAACCAACACAACCACAGGGAGGCTTCACAGGAGGGCCGTTCTAATATAGGAGGTTCTAAAGTATGGAGTTAAGACCCTATCAGCAAGAAGCACGGGAAGCCGTCCAGCGTGAGTGGCTAGAAGGTCGGAAACGCACTCTTCTAGTCCTCCCGACTGGGACGGGGAAAACCGTCGTATTCTCAAAGATCATCGAAGATCAAGTCCGAGAAGGAAAGCGTGTGTTAGTCCTCGCTCACAGATCCGAATTGCTGGATCAAGCGAGTGACAAGCTCAAGACCGCGACGGGCCTCGGTACGGCACTAGAAAAGGCCGAAAGCACGTCCATAGGTTCATGGTATCGCGTTGTCGTTGGATCAGTCCAGACAATGCAACGGGAAAAACGTTTAAGTCAATTCCCGCCCGACTGGTTCGATGTGATCGTTGTCGATGAAGCGCACCATGCGATATCCGATGGATATCAAAAAGTGCTGGGCTATTTTAAAGATTCGGAAGTCTTGGGAGTGACGGCCACGCCAGACCGGGGGGATATGAAAAACCTCGGCTCATACTTCGACAGTCTAGCTTATGAATACTCATTAGTGCAAGCAATTAAAGAAGGCTACCTTTCCAAAATTAAAGCCTTAACGATTCCGATCGATCTCGATCTATCAAGTGTTTCAATGTCCGCGGGTGATTTTAAAGCGAGCGACGTCGGAACGGCCCTCGATCCGTACCTCGTACAGATTGCAGACGAAATGGCCAAGTATTGCAAGGACAAGAAAACAGTCGTCTTTCTTCCGTTGGTCAAGACAAGCCAAAAATTCCGCGATATTTTAAACGAGCGAGGATTTAAGGA